GCTGCAAAGGTTTGGGTTAATTTTAATGGTGGTGGCACTATAGCAACAAGAGATAGTTTTAATGTTGCTAGTTTAACTGATGATGCGGCTGGTCGATACACTGTAAATATATCAAACAACATGGCTAATGACGATTTTGCAGCTTTAAATTACACAAGTGGTTCTACGAGTTCTAGTCAAACTGCATTCAACAATCATTTTCTTGGCGGTAACGGTAATGCAGTAGGAAGTTTTAAAATATCTGCATATTCATCAACATTTGAAGATAGTGATGTTGTAATGGCAACGGTACACGGAGACCTAGCATGAGTACAATAACGGTCACAAACATCAAAGCCACAGGTGAAACAGCTAGTCGTTCTGCCACAAGTATTGCTGGGGTTTGGGTTAATTTAAACGGCACAGGAACTGCCGCTATTACAGATAGTTTTAATACGAGTGCAATAACAGATAATGGAACTGGCAATTATACTATTTCGATTAACAATGATTTTTCTTCAGCAAATTATAGTCTTACCACGGGTATAAGAGGGGTGTCTGGCTCTTCTCATGCCATTGCTGTAATAGATATAGACACTGCACTTTTAGCTGGTTCTTTCAAAATGCAGACTTTGCAGTCAGGTTCTAGCCAGACAGCTATAGATTGTCCAATATTAAATTGTACAGCCCACGGAGACTTAGCATGAGTACACTAGAAGTATCCAACCTTAACGATGGCACAACAACTGTAGCGACTACGTTTGTTACCAATGGGTCTGCTAAAGTTTGGTGTAACTGGGATGGAACTGGAACACTTAGCATTAGAGATAGTCTCAACTCTGCTAGTTTAACAGATAATGGAACAGCAAATATTCAAGTAAATTTTACGAGCAACATGGCTAATGGAAACTATTCATGCACTGCTGCTGGTAAATATACAGGAACAGGAACTGGCGTAGGTTTTGGTTTTAGGAATGTTACTACACCACTAAATGCAGGAAACGTGCAAACCTACGCTCCACCAGATTATTCTCAATCAGTAGCAGATAATCCTTACTCTTGTATTGCAGCCCACGGAGACCTAGCATGACCCACGGACATCTATGGGATAGGTTAGCAGAAGCTAAGACTAGGCTAGACCCAGTGCAATCGAAGTATCGTGTGCTGTTCGAAGACCCAGATGCACCTGATGAGCCAGCCAAGGTATTAGTGCCAGACCCTAACTGGATGGCTTGTGCGTTAGAGGGTGGGATACTGCCACCTATAGATACCTACCAGCGTGACAGAGATGTGCCTGATGGAGAGCTAAAGGAGCATCCATACGCTGAACCTATCGGTGCTATGACAGAAGAAGAAGCAATAGAATACTTAGTTCAAAAGGATATAGACCCTGCCGTATGGCGAGACTATAAAGGTAACAGAACAATCCTAAAGATTGTGCCTGTTGAAATGATCCCTAGTGATCGTAGTTTTAGAAATGCATGGAGAATTATGCAATGACAACATACATTAACATCAATGGAGATGTCAGAGATGCATCTTCTCTAACAGTGCCTTCTGACAGAACGTTTCGAGGTGCTTGGCAATTCAACGGTGACGCTGTTGAAGTTGATATGACTAAGGCGAGAGAGATACATAAAGACAATCTTAGGGCAGAACGTGCGCCAAGACTGGAAGCTTTGGATGTAGACTACATGAAAGCGTTGGAAGCTGGTAGCGGTGCAGATGCTGTAGCTGCTCAAAAGAAAACGCTGAGAGACATCACAGCAGATTCCAAGATTGCAGCCGCATCAACGCCAGACGCATTGAAAGCGTTGGATTTAGCAACTCTATTAGGAGAGTAATCGAATGAGAAAGGCAGAATAATGGGTAAAGCTAGAGACTTAGCAGCAGTTGTATCTGCGGCGGCTACAGCAGATTATGTCAAGTCTGCTGATGCCTTTGGTGCAAGAATAACAAACAACAGCGATGGCTCTCAAGGCTTACAAGTTAGAACTAGTGATAATGATACTGGTCAATACATACTTGATTTGCAAACTAGTTCGTCTGCTACTGGTACAGACTACGCTAGTAAATTAGTTTTGGAAAAAGCTGGTAATGTCGGGATTGGGACAAGTTCGCCCTCAACTTATAATGGTCAATTAGTTAATTATAAAGACACAGGTTCAGGTACTTACTTAGGCCACGCAAATGGTAGTGGTACTTTTCCTAAAGTTTCTGCAATGGGTATGGGTTCTGATGCTGTTTCGTTTACGCACACATCTGGAGGGGCAACTTACGCACTGTCTGGGTCAGCGCAAATTGCAGCTATTCAATCTGCGGCTAGTGGCGCACCAACTGATCTAGCATTTTACACAAACGCTTCTGGAACAGTTACAGAACGTATGCGTATCAACAGTAGCGGTCAAGTTTTTGTAAACACAACTAGCCCTTGGGGTGGTAGTCCCATCATTCACGGAGACGGAACGGCTTCAAATTGGGGTGTATCTGCGGCAACTACAAGTACAAATAGTGGATTTGGAGCTTTTTTAGGTCGTGTAGTAGATACAGCTGCACCACTTGCTGGTTGGTATTATAACAACGGTCTCGTTGGTACTATTACAACAAATAGTTCCGCAACAGCTTACAACACCTCTTCAGACTATCGTTTAAAAGAAAACGTAGAGATACTTTCTGGTGCAATAACAAGGGTCAAAACATTAAAGCCCAAGCGTTTTAGTTGGATTGTTGACGAAAAAGATAGTGCAAACGTAGATGGCTTTTTAGCTCATGAAGCACAGACAGTAGTTCCAGAGGCAGTCACTGGCATAAAAGATGCTGTTCAAGTTTGGGGTGAACATGAAGAATTACCAGATGGTGTTTCAGTTGGTGACAACAAGCTAGACGATGATGGCAATACAATAATAGAGCCACAAGGCATTGATCAAGCCAAACTTGTGCCATTGCTAACGGCTGCACTGCAAGAAGCGATAGCCAAGATTGAAACACTTGAAACCAAAGTAGCAGCATTGGAGGCAGGATAATGCCATATATAGGTAATCAACCGGGAACGGGTGTAAGAAACCGTTTTATATATACAGCGACTGCCTCCCAGACCACGTTCTCAGGGGCCGACAACAACGGCAAAACACTGAAATATGCAGATTCAGATTTCGTTGACGTGTTTTTAAATGGCGTGTGTCTTGTTCCGGTAACAGATTACACTTCAACGTCAAAAACTAGCATCGTTTTAGTTCAAGCTGCTTCGTTAAATGACACTTTAGAAGTAATCGCGTATGACATAGCGACAATCTCGGACACAGTATCAAAGGCTGATGGTGGGACTTTTGAGGGCGATTTAGGTGTTACCAACTCTTCTCCTGATATTACTCTTACTAACAATACTACCGAGGACACGGACGGTGGTAGAGAGTCCACACTTACATTTAAAGGATTACAGTCTGGCGGCGAAGAAAGTACCCTAGCTGAAATACGAGCCAGCCACTCAGGTACATCGGACGATCAGAAAGGGTTACTAGAATTTAAAACAAACGATGGCTCTGATGGCACCAGCCCTACTACTGGTTTAATCATTGACTCTGATGGTAATGCTGGAATTGGCATCGCACCTACAAACGCATCAGATCATCACAGTTTAGCCTTATCTGGAAATGCTAATACTGGTGCTGGATTTATAGAATTTAATGATACATCAGGAAATGCTGATGCTGCTATATTTGCAGACAATGGTGTCTTAACTCTTCATGCTGATTATGATAATGCAACTGCTTCTAGCAAGATAGTCTTAAGGGTAGATGGGTCAACGCATCGCGCTCAAATTGATACGGCTGGAATTACTATAGACCCAAATAGTGCTGGTGGGCATTTTTTAAGTTGTAACACTTCGTCATCAGGCGATGGACATATTCTTTTGAAAAGGAATGGCACAAACGAATATCAAATAGGCACTGATACATCAGACAAGTTTTTTATCTATAATTATAATAATAGTGCATATTCGTTAAAAATAAACAACGTTGGAAATTTACAAGTTCCGGGTGTTTATGCTGACACAGGCAGTGATAGCCCAAATGTTGTAGTTGATGGTAGTGGCAATATTTATCGCTCAACGTCAGCTTTGAAGTATAAAAAAGATGTCCGTGATATTGAAAGCATAGACATAGATAGGTTTAGACCTATTCGTTATAAATCTGCAATTACAAAAGATGACGATACAAAAGATTGTCTAGGGTTTATTGCTGACGAGGTACATGATGATGGTTTAACAGAACTTGTTACATATGGTGTAAACCCTGAAACAGAAGAAACAGAAGTCGAAGGTTTTCGCTATGACAGGATGACTGTTATTCTAACCAAAGTAGTTCAAGAACAAAAAACAACTATTGAAGCACAAGCAACACAAATAGCTGACCTCATAAAACGAGTAGAAGCACTGGAGGCAGGATAATGGCAGTATCAAGAATAGACGAAGCTGGCCTCAACGTTAACCAGTATGGGAACAGGAATGTTATTACAAACGGTGCTATGAAGGTGGCGCAAAGGGCAACGTCTAGCACAGGAGTTGGGGGTAGTGATGGGTACTTTACCTGTGACAGATGGCATTTTGCCCAAGCAACAAATGCAGGACGTTTGACTATGACGCAAGAAAGTGATGGACCAGATGGATTTGCAAACAGTTTAAAACTTGCTTGTACAACTGCTGACACCTCTATTGGAGCAAATGAAGCGGCCTTGATACAACACAGAATAGAAGGACAAGACGTGCAAAGGTTTGCAAAAGGCACTTCTAGCGCAAAAGAATTTGCGGTGAGTTTTTATGTAAAAGGAAATGCAAGTGCAACTTATACAGCGGAATTGTTTGACAATGATAATACAAGGTGTAATGGAAAAACTTTTAGTGTTACAACAGATTGGACAAGAGTAGAGATTACGTTTCCTGCTGATACAACAGGGGCATTTGATGATGATAATGCTGCGAGTTTGTTTCTAAACATTTGGATACATGCTGGAACTACTTATACTGGTGGAACTTTTACAAATGGAACATGGACTACTGCCTCAAATGCTAATGTAAGAGTTGGAAGTGGCACATCTTTTTTTGACAGCACAGCAAGAACATTTTTTATTACAGGAGTCCAGCTAGAAGTAGGCGACACCGCCACGGACTTTGAGCATCGAACCTTTGGGGATGAGCTTTTACGTTGTTACAGGTACTACCAATTAGTTGAAAATACAGTAGGTAGTTTACAATATATAGGTATCACCCAAGGTTACACTACTAGCAATGTGTATGGAATGATAAAAGAATATATTATTCCTATGAGAGCAGTTCCGACTGTTGGACAGTCTGGAGATTTTAAATTTGCTGTAGCAGATTCATCGGGGGTTGCTACTGGTGCCATAGCAAATCTTTCAGGAAATTCTAGTGGATGGTATTCATCTGGTTGGGGTGGTGGTGGCGGAAATGTAATACAAGGTGGAGCTTCTGTTATTTATTGGGCTAATGGATCAAAGCTAACAGCCGATGCGGAGTTATAAAAATGAATATTGAATCAGCACAATACATTAAAGATCTAGATGGAACTAACATTGCTGTTTCTGCTGTTATAAATGGAGAAACACTATCTATACCATTAAATGTAGAAGACAACCGACATTGGGCGGCTTTACAAGAATGGGTAAAAGAAGACGGCAACGAGATCCAAGCAGCGGAGTAATGTTACATGCCACTAAGCAAACTCCAGTTCAA